ATATCTAGCGGCTTGATAACCAGAATATCCAGAAAATCCTGAGTAGCCGCTTATTCCTGATCCTGAATAGCCAGAATATCCAGATATACCACTTCCAGAATATCCTGAATAACCTGAAATTCCAGATGCGCCAATCGCACCTGAATAGCCGCTATAACCAGAAATGCCAGACCAACCGCTATAACCGCTTACACCTGATCCTGAATATCCGCTATAACCGCTAATGCCACTTCCGCTATAGCCAGAATAACCTGAAATTCCTGATGCACCTACTGCGCCAGAATAGCCGCTATAGCCACTTGCACCAGTTGAACCTACTGCACCACTATATCCACTAAAACCAGAATAACCAGATATACCACTATATCCTGATGGTGCTGTTCCATAATAAAGTGATGTGCCATTAGATAATAAAGCCGTACCAGATGCACCAATTCCACTTATTCCAGTACCGCCAAACCCTGTGCTTACAACATTTCCACCCCAAGAAACGGGGCCTGAAATACTGCTTGAATTATTAAAATTTAAGGTTGCATTACCCCAAGAAACAGAAGATGGAATATAAGAATGAACATCCCAAGTTCCATTGGTTGTGCTATTGGTTAATAAAATTACATGAGCCGCACCACCAGCTTGCAAAGCTAATACAGATGTTGTTCCGTCATGGGCATTAACTTGAATTGATGAATAAGTAATGTTGTTATTAAAATAAAAAGTATCACCTATCGATAAAGTAGTGGCATCAGGCAAATTAAATGTTTGCGATGTTGTTGTGCCATTTACAATTTGATACTGAGCAGAAGCAATTGTTAAATTAATTGAGGTTGATGAAGAATTTGTTATTGTTGTATTTGGTATAAAGTTATTTGCAAATACATTTTGGTTTGCATCTCTTAATACAACACTATTTGCACCGCTTGTGCCATAACTTGAACCCCAAGCCGATCCCGTTGAATTAGGAATACCAGCGCCAGGATAAATAGTTGGGCCACTAAATCCACTAAATCCAGAATAACCTGATACACCGCTACCGCTGTAACCTGAGATACCACTAAATCCAGAATAGCCTGATACACCACTTCCGCTATACCCTGAAATGCCGCTAAAACCACTATATCCACTTGTGCCAGATGCGCCTATTGCACCGCTATAGCCTGAATATCCAGAATACCCAGAAATGCCTGATCCGCTATAGCCTGAAAAACCTGATACACCATTTTGACCAGAATAGCCACTAAAGCCAGAAATACCGCTATAACCACTTGCGCCAATTTGTCCAGAATAGCCAGAATAACCCGATACACCACTTCCAGAATAACCGCTAATTCCAGAGAATCCAGAATAACCGCTAATTCCAGATTGACCGACTGCACCACTATAACCAGAAATGCCGCTAAATCCTGAATAACCAGAAACACCGCTACCAGAATAGCCAGAAAAGCCACTAAAACCGCTTATACCGCTAAATCCTGACCAGCCCGATATACCAGAGCCAGACATACCAGAAAAGCCGCTATAACCGCTTATTCCTGATTGTCCAACTGCACCGCTATAGCCGCTGATGCCGCTGTAACCTGAATATCCTGAAATACCAGAATATCCACTAAATCCTGAATAACCGCTTTGTCCCGCTGGGCCTACAATTTGACCAGCATTAAACCAAACAGAACCATCCCATACATATAAATCACCGTTGGAAGTAACAATATAAGCATCATTTGGCTGATTTCCTGTTGCTGGTAAATCTGCTGGAGTAGCAACTGTGCCTTTAATATTAATGCCAGCACCTTGTTGGCCACTATATCCAGAAAATCCAGAATAGCCAGAAATTCCTGAACCGCTGTAACCGCTAAATCCGCTGTGGCCAGATGCGCCTGAAAATCCACTAATGCCACTATAGCCGCTGATTCCACTAGCACCACTATAACCAGAGATGCCAGAACCAGAAAATCCAGAATAGCCACTTGTTCCGCTAAATCCTGACCAACCGCTTACGCCTGATCCACTAAAGCCTGATTGACCACTAAACCCGCTATATCCAGACATTCCAGACTGACCTACTGCGCCAGAATATCCTGAAATTCCACTAAAACCGCTGTAGCCAGATGCACCAGAGCCACTATATCCAGATGCACCTGAATAACCGCTATAGCCACTTATGCCTGAACCAGAATATCCGCTAGTTCCACTTGCGCCTTGTTGTCCAGAATATCCTGAATAACCACTATATCCTGATGTTCCGCTGTACCCTGATGGGCCATATAAACCACGATCAATGCTAATAGTTTGAGTTGGCGTAGGAGTTACATTGACCGATACATTATTTTGATCGGTAACAACAATATTCATTGCCATATTAGTTCACCACGCCATCAGAACGGACTAGGAAAAGTAAGAAGATAATAATATCTTGCGCTGGAGTTGGAGTTACCGCTGGAAAACTTAATTTAATTCTGCCGCTAAATGCCACAGGATCAACCGCAGAAATGTTTAATTCTGGGTCGCTTGCAATAACATCCCATGCGGATTCATCAATAACCAAAGTAAAAAATCCATTGGCATCTACTCTGTTTGTAATAGTAAGGGTTACTGGGGATGGTTCTGGCACATAATCCGCAATATCAAAAGATAAGCCATATCGGGTATCTTGAAGGTTTGATACTTCTCTGCGAATAATTTGGGCATCAATAGTTACCCCAGTTAAATCAATTGGCACTCCGTCAGTATTTAGAGCAAGATTCCAAAAGGTTTTTTGGTCATATACCAATTCACCAGCAATAATCTGGTTATCAAATCCCGACACCTGAGTTAAGGTGTTTTTACTGAATAATGCCATGATCTCTCCAATTCTCGGTTAATGGGGAATGGCACTCCACTCACCCACGAATCATGTTTTATATTATTTGACTATTTTAACATTTATTTTTTATAAAGCGGCAATTATTATGCCGCTGATTTAGCTTCTAATGTAGCAATTCTTTTACGCAAAGATTGAATTTCTGAAACCAATATAGCAACCATTTCTGGTGTAGAACAATCAATAGATTGGTATTTTGGTTTTCCTTCTTCATCAATATCATCAGGGTTTCCATTTACTGCGTTTGGTACAACTTGTTGAAGTTCATCTGCAATAAAACCAATATCTTGTTTACCATCACTATTCCATGTAAATGTTCTTGGTTGTAACGCATCAATGGTTGCACCAGTATCGGTTAATGGCGCAATATTAGATTTAAGCCTACGATCCGAAACAGATGTGTAGTTTACACCTGTTGTTCCGTTAGGGGTAACTGCACCTGTAGTTACTAAAGTATTAAGCGCAGAGCCATAACCCCAAAGGGCATAATTTGAACTTGTAGAATTAATACAACTAGCTAAAGCATTACTACCCGCATATCCTGTGGCATCAAAAATGCCAGCAACTCCAGATGTACCCGCATTGTTGATTGATGAAACAAATGCCCAGGTTGGGGCTATATATGTAGAACCACCAAGATTAACTGATTTGCCGTTATTTACAATTTGTATAGTATTATTAAAACCACCAGACCCATTATCTGCGGCTATAGTAACACCACCGCTACCACCATATATAGAGCTATAACTACTAAAATTAAGAGCAGTAGTTGATCCTGAACTACTTAATCCTTGAGTTGATGAAATGGAAAATGCTGGGGCTTTTACTGCTGATGAATAATCGCCAGAACTATTTAATTTATTAGCTAATTGTGAAAGATTAAAGGCTTGTGTCATTTAAACGGCTCCAGTTCTTGTAAAGGTTTGTTGGACTAATACATTTAGCACAGATGTTGGGGTTTGTGCCAAAGTATATGATCCGCTTGTTACGCTGTAATCAACGGTTTCTAATAATAATGCGCCATTATTCCATAAATTAAATGCTAATGGATTCATATTAAATGTATAGGTTGCTTGCCCAATAGTAGTGTAAATATCAGCATTAACTGGATTACCATTTGGAACGCCCAAATTATTGTCTGACCATTGAATTACTTGTAAATCACCAGTTGCGGCACTATAAAAGCTAATAGTTTGGTCAGAAATTGTGTAATCTTGAGCATTAACAACCGTGCCGTTTAAGAATAACAATTCATTACCACTATATAGGGTAAACCCTGATGCCGTGTAATTTAATTGATTGCTTAATGTTACAGAATTTCTAGTGAAAGAATTGTAATTTGGATTAGTTGCCACAATAGTACCAGCAACACTTAACCCGCCAGTTGTGCTATTTGAATAAGAAACGCTAGTATCGTTACAAGCTGTAACTGTATATGTGCCGTTATATCCAGATGGCGTTACACCAGCAACAGTAATGCTTTGACCAACTGTATAAGGTGGCTGTGGCAATGCGGCAAATGTTAATGTTGCAGTTGATCCATTGCCAGATGCACCGCTAGTTACTAATACTCTTGAACTAATAGAAGCAAAAGAAATAATGGTAATAATGTCATTTGCAGTTGCGCCTGTTGCCAATGTTACAGAACTAGAACCATCAGTATATTGTGATGTATCTAACAATAAGCCATTTTGCAGAACCCAACAGTTTCCAATTAAATATTCTGATCCTCTAGTTACGCTAAACACAGTTTGACCACTAGAAGCGTCAAAAGCTGTCATTGTGTAATAGAACGAATCAGGTGGTGAGAATCCAACAACACGGCCATAAGTATCAACAGTAATGGTTGCGGCAGATGCGGTATATTGCGATGCGCCACCAGGGAAACTTAATAACTGCGCCAAAGATGCAATAACTTGACCTTGTGGATTATTGGTAACAAGAATTTCACCAGTTCCAACTGTAGTTGTTCCAGCTTGAATTAACTGTCCTGATCTTAATGTTAAATCAATAATATTGTATGTGTCTGGTAAACCTTGCCAAATAGTAGGATCATAATTAGTGGTATCTGTTGGAACAAATAAAGCCGTTCCAGACGCTAAAGCCGCTGGGCCTGTAGAAAAACTTATAGAACCATTTTGACGGTTTGAAAATAATAAATAATTATTTGTACCAAATGTAGGATTTGCTTGATACCAAGTGTAATCAGATGGCGTAAAATCAACGCTGGCAATATTTGTATTAACAATACCATAATAGCTTAATCCCCTTGGGCTTAAACTAAATCCTGTTCCAATATCATCGCTTGCATAAGCAACACTTAAATATCGTTCTTGATATTGATTTATTGATGGTTGCCATGAAAATACCGTGCTGGCTGGACTAAATAGCGACTTGGAAGTGCTATTAACCATTCTACTAAAGAAATACCAATTACCCGCTGGAATTTCAACATTAATTAATGGCATTGCTACATTTTGACCATAAGGCTGACCACTTGGCGCAACCGCAGTTGTTCCATAAAAAATCATTTGATCTGATGTTGGTGTTGCAAATGCTGAATACCATAATTCTGCATATTGCGTAATACCCGTAGAACTGGTTTTAATTTGAACTTGAAAATATGGCGTTGCAACAGCTATAAATTCACTAATAACAACTGGTGCTGGTATTGTTGAAAAACTATTGGGTGCTGGCAAACCACTATTAGGTGGTGGCGAATATTGAGTAATGCTTGCATCATTAAACGCATTGGGATCAAAAGATTGCAATACTAAATTTACTGTAATAGTTGCATCTTGAGCAAAATTTTGTTCAACCTTTATTACCCGCATTAGTTTTGCAACCCAACCATAGTTAGCATTAGTTAATGTAACAATATCGCCAGCTTCTAATTCAAGGCCAATATAATTTACTGTGACTTGAACAGTTAAATCTAATCTTGCCGCTTTTAAAAAGCGAGTTGCCAACAATTGAGCTTGAACATCATTATTAACCAATGGCAATTGAATGGTTTGGCTATTGGCTGGTTCATTTGGGTAAAGCAATGATGGATCAATTAAATTCAAATTAATTGAACTTGTATTAAATGAACTATTTAATCCGATGTCTGGAAATTGACACTCTGAAATATTGTATGTATTTGATATATCAATAGTTGATACTTGAATAGTTGAAACCATATTGGAATCATCAATATCCATTGATACTGTGTAAGTTGGGCTTTGTGTAATAACTGCCCATTTTCCATATATTTGATTAAATGTAAGCAAACAATCACAACAATTGGTTATGTTTTGCAAATTGGTTAATACATTTTGTGCAGTATCAATTGCGCCATTAAATGTAAATCTTGGCTGTGTTTCTGGAATACCAAGATAATTATTAAATGTAATTGTTTCGGCACAATAAGCGTTTAATACCGCCAAACTATCTGTATCAATTTGATCTGTTCGTACTGCTCCACCATAAACTGTATTTGTTAAATAATCATAAATAACATCGCCTGGCGCAGTTCTAGAATTAGTAATTTCAAATTGCGTTTGTTCAATAGATGTAATATTGGCATTAGCGTTATAGTTCAAATGAATAATTGCAAATGCACAATTTGTCATTAATTTTGAACTATCCCATTTATAAGTTAAACCATATCCAGGGCCACTTGCAGACATAATATCGACTGCCGATGGAGTTGCGCTATATGATCCATTTCTATATAAATAAATATCAAGATGACCTTTACATGAAGTATCAACAATGCCTGTTGATGGATCTTGAAGCCCAGAAACGACTGCGCTAGTAGTAGAACCAGTATATATGTTGTAGATAGATGCGCCAACTGTAACTGTAGAATCTATAGAAATATTAAATATAAGTTCTTTTATTGAAGTGTTAATTCCAATCAATGTATATGTTTGTGGATATGTTGTTGAGCTTGGCGGGGTTGCAAATGAAAATATTTGCCCAGTTTTAACTGTGCCTGATAATGTTCCACTATAAATAATTGTATTTAAAGATATGCTTGAAACGGTAACGCCAATATTATTATATGTTGCAGTATCAAAAAAGCATAATTTGCCGCCATAATAAATATTTCCAAAACTAATAACATCTGTGCCGCCACCAGTTACTTCGCATAGAGATAATACATAAAGCAATTCTTGGTTATTTTCAGAAATAGATAAATCTGTAATTGTTCCACCCACATAGCAATTACCATACACTACTGGCAATTTATTGCTTGTAGCTGGCTGAACTTGTAAATTAGTGCCAGTATTTAATTGCGTTGGATTTGATGGTTGTTGTGGGCCAGTTAATTTTGAAATAACAGAAGATGCCAACATGGTTAAACCCATTGGCAACAAAAATTCCAATCCAGGTATAAAACTGGCTATTGTTAATACTGCTCCTAATATTGCTTGTGCCATTTATATCTTCCAAGCTGTTTGATGTTTAATTGCGCCATATTTACTAAAATCTGCATTATCAAAACTGGAAAAATGTATTTCACGCACTATTCCAGATTCAACCATTTCTTTTCCAATTTCTATAAATTTCTTAATTAAAGCAACTGCAGTTTTTTTGCTTTTGCTATGCCACATTAATTCTTGTAAAACAAAAACATCTTTTAACCAAAAACAAGGATTTTTTATTGCCACCAGAAATCCATCTTCTGCAATCAATACAAATCCTAAACCAGCATAAATCATTGACAATCGGCTATTTACATATTCTTCCGACCATTCAGATTCATCTAAACTAACATTAAATTGTTTCTTATAACAAAAATCTTTTAATAATTCCCAAATTGCTTTGTTGTCAAATTTGTTTGCATACCTAATCATTGTTTACCAAATGGATAATAAATTGAAGAAATAACAGATACACGATTCATTGATGTATCGCCTGGCGTAAAGTATTCCCAGCTTGCATCATTAGTAAATCTTCCAACAATTCTATTTTGCAAAATCATTTGAATATTTGCGGCGCTAACTGTAATTGTGCCAACATACATTCTTGCTTCTTCCATCCATTCTTCTGAAATAACAAAAGTATTAACAAATCCATAAAAATATTGATATAAACCGCCAGTACCGCCAGCTGTAATTAAATTGCCATTGGTGTCAAAAAACCCTTTCCACATGGTAATTTGTGCGCCTTTGATTTCTTTGCTAAACACCCATCCAAGCAATGTAGTATCAATCCCCACTAAAGAAATAGTGGTTTGATTTGCTGTGGATTTAATATCTCGTTGCACTTTTCCAATTCCAACCAAAGCGCCAAGGCCGTCAAATGGTTGGCTATCAACTGCTGGGATGGTTAAAGCTGATGGAGTTGTTGCAAACCTAAATGTTTCGGTTGGAGTAACAACTCGAACAAAATCCGCATATCGAATATTGTTTGTATTTTGTATTGGTGTTATTGGGGTTGTCATAGCACGGATTCAAACGCTTTAAATTGTCCTGTCCATTTAATAAATGAATCATTAGTCATTGGGACTAAAGTATAAGTTGGATAATTTTGCAAAATAACAGGGAAAGTGACGCCAGTATAAGTATTACCACCCATAGATACTGTTGTTCCATATTGACCTATTACAGCATAAATTCCAGATGATAATGGCCCATTAATCAAATTTCTATGAACGGGAATTGTAACTGAGCCAGATACACCGCATTGAACATCAGCGGTTGCAATATAAGTATATAAACCAGCTTGGATAAAATCTCCAGTACGCACCACATAAGCATACGGACTATCAGTAGGCACTCCATTCAATATTAGATTTTTAGCCGCTGATGTCATGTCAAATGTGCAAGATGCAATTTGAGTTGGCGTTAAATTGCCTTGATAAGCAATGTAATTTAACCATCCAGTAGATCCAAAATTAAGATATTGAGTTAATGATTTATCATATTGGCGCAAATTAGCAAGCAAATTGCGATTTTGGCTATACAACAAATAATCATTTGGCTTAAATTCAAATTGAAATGGAACTACAGTAATAATTTCACTTGTAGCAATTCTTTGATTTCGGCTAATAACTTGACCAACAAAACGCTGATCGTTGATTGTTACTTGTTCCGCAACAGAAAGTATTGTTGTTAAATTTGGCATAAATTACCTTGTTTGTGGCAAACCACGCTGAGCATTTTGATAAGAAGCCCAAACTGCGTTTTGATTTTTAGCCAAAAATTGTGTTGCCGATTGCGTATCAATAGCAGACATACTTGCAATATATGGGCCATTGTAAGTAATGCCGCCACCTTGGCCGCCACCCATAACATCAGCCAATTTATTGTTTGGCACAACTGTACCGCCAGTTTGAGGGATAACCAACTCTGGGCCATTTTCACCAACTATAGCTGGCATACCAGGAGTTAAATCACCACCACCAGCGGCAGTCATAAAATCAGCAGAATATGCTCCCCCTGGTGTTGATGCTCCACCAGCA